GAAAAAGGTTCGTAACAATTATAGTACGAATGTCTTTCTCTAGTATATCTTTCTATAAACTGTCTTCTAGTATGTACAGTTTCAGTTCCATCAGTAGCAAATAATTGTCCTTCTGTGGCTGCTAAGTTAGTAACTGGATAGTCATCTGATTCATCTGGATGCATTGCAGAGTTTTCAATAATATCAGTAAACTCAGGATAAATTTGCATAGATTGTTCGTCTGTCATATATGATGTAATTAAGATATGAGCAGCATCTCTTGCATACGTATCTTTAGAGTTAGGGTCTATGTACACATCTAAAGGATTTATAGACTTTATATAAACTTCACCCTTACCCATATCGGCATCTGGGTCTTGATACACTTGAAGAACTCCCATTCCTCCTACATAGTAATCATCAATAGTTCGTTTTAATTCTTCGTCTCCTGATGATATTTGCCAAATATATTGAAATAAATCAGAAAATACTTTAGCAGTATCTCTATCTGAATCTTCTCTACCCGTACTACGAAACTGAGGAGAGTTATATGTGAGTAGTGACTTAGCTGTTTCCACAATAGGGTGTATCCTATTTACAACTATTGGTGCTTGACCACGTGATTCTAGTATGTCACGTTCTTCATTTGTCCACTGTGCACCTGCTCTAAATTCTACAGATTCTTGAAATTTTTGAGCCCATAACTCTCTAGCACTCTTATAATCGTGAAATAGCTCTCTAGTTAATTGAACTGATTCGGGTATTTCTACCTGATTAACATCACCAGTATTGTAATCAAAGACAAACTCTAAGTCATCTTTTCCTTGCGTTCTTGTGCTTTGAACTCTGTTTTGAATCTTTTTTGGCATTTATTTGTTTATAACCCTTCGGTACTTCTACCTTATCTAATGTATCTAGTTTATTAATAAAATCGTTAAAACTAAGAAAGTACTTGTTTTTATCCATAAATGTAGTACAGTGAAATTACGGGATTTTTTTTGTATTTGTCAAGGATTATTAAAATAATTTCCAAGACTTAGCTTTTTTCCTTGTATACCACTCTTCTTGCTGTTGTTTCTTTTCTGATTGTTGATGTGCTGGTCTATAGCAATTTTTGTTTGCATAGAAAAAACCATCAAGTAAATCATCATGTTTACCACGTGGGTACAACAACAACTCGTCTTTAAATGCCTGCATATTAGATTGAATGTATACTTTTTTGTTTGCAAAGATAGGCTGCAAACTTTCTAATCTGTAATTCTTAGAGGTACGAGGATTCTCTTTTATCTCTAGTCCAGGTATAAACATACCCAATTGTTCTGCTTGTTCTTTAATATATTGGCGTAACATCTCTTGATATCCAACAGATTCAATACGAGTTTTAGTACTTTTGTATTGTTTGAAGTTATTTATGATAGCATCAGCTAAATCTAGTGGGGTAGCTCTTTTTCTAAAGTATGGAAGTATGAACCTATTAAAGTCTTTATCTACTGCAATATTAAATATAACAGAAAAGTCTGCACCTTTTTTCGTACTGGATGCAGGGTCGACTCCTGTAAATACATTTACAGGTCTCCTCTCGTCTACTTCCTCACCATTTAGGTTCGTCAGAACGAGAGTTGACAACCCTTGCTCATCTTTTTCGACAAACCCTTCCCAAGCTTGAAAGTCATCTTTCCTAAACAAGTTATCTTCATCACCAACAATCTGACACAGGTATTCCCTGTAAAATACAGATAGTCGATTGATACTTTCTAATTCTTCTTTCTTTTGTATAAGCTTGTCGATACCCCAAACCTCAGGCCATAGAGCTACTTTATTTTCTAAGTCAGGTCTAAACTCTAACGTATTCCAACCTTTCATTTCTTTTAATGTCTCTACGAGACAACGTTCGTGCTGAGGAGTACCAATAACACATATCTGTCCACTTAGTGGGTCAAGGGATGGAACACCAGATTGTAGTAACCAACGTAAGTTATACTCCATAGCTTCTGATGTCTTAGTATTGTTTTCATCTTCAGGGTCATCTAATATTAAAAGAGTAGGTCGTTGATTTCCGTGTTTGATTCCACGTATCTGTTGTCCTGTACCTTTGCAAATAATTAAGCTGCCATCTTTTAATTCTATTTCATTGTTTGTCCACTTGCGTGCAGACTGCATTCCCCAGTACCCGAAGAAGTGTCTAAACTCCTGAGAGTAATCTAACACATCTTTAATAGTACCTAATAGCTTGGTGGCGTGACCTTGCGTTCGAGACACTAACACAATTACTTTAACACCAGGAGTAAACATCAAGTGCCATAAAGGATAAATACCAGCAGCCACCGAACTCTTTGCGTGTCCACGTGGTGCTATAATATTTATCTGTTTATCGTCTGGGTCTAGCAATGCTTTAGTTAAATCGTAGTGAAATGGTGGAGATTCACTACTAAACATATTAGGCATCACCATACGACCGAATAATAACATATCCTGTTGCATCTCTAACAACATCTTCTTGTTGTCCATTAGTCTTCCTTAATTGTAACGGTAATACCCCAATCTTCTGCCACAGCTAGTAATACAGCTATGAACTCGTTAAGATTGTTCTTCTTGCCCGTTATCTTTATCTGTTTCTTCATCAAGTTGTCTTGTTTGTGTTGCTTTTAGTTTCTTAGTCTGCTTTTCAAATGAATTAGCTATTTGATGTGACATATCTATTTCTAGGGTATCAGTCTTTTCTGTTACCTTAGGTTTCATATCTAGGAAATCACCTAGCTCCTTGGCGGCACGAATCATATTGCCTGGGTCTTCTTTTACCTTTGCCACCTCAATAGCGTCTTTAATAACGTCTAATACAAATCCTTCATCAATCTTTCTATCAATTAAAATATCTTTTAACTTATCCTGTATCATCTTCTTTACCTGTTTAGTTTTAAATAATCTTTTAGCTGCAATAACGGGATTATCTTGGTCTGGGCGGTACAATGTACCTATTTGCTCCCAATCTGGCTGTAATCCTGCTATTTTGTACGCTACATACGCATCCATAGCTATATCTGCACCCTTTTTCTTTACTTCTAAGTCGTTATAGCTCTTAGTAGACACAGTACTAAAATTATTAGACCTATAATGCGGCTCAAACTCCAGTTTGCTCCAGGCACTAAGCCATTGTCTACCGTAGGGGTAGGTATATTCCACTTTTTCTCCATATGCCTTGCGATAGATGCACTCAGCAACATAGCCATCGTCTGATAACCCATACTCACCTTCCTTTGCAGCGTTCCAATGCTTATACTTTAAGCCATTACTGTCTGCTTCTTCCTTCTTATAGACTGGATAGTCCATAGGTTGGAAGTCATTTTTCTTTAGTTTCTTTGTTATCTTTATCATTAGCCTTATATTTTTTTTCTAAAAATTTTTTAAAAGGTTCCGTCTCTTCTTTAAAGTCTATGTACTCCTGTAATAGTTTATCTACGTTGAATACTATCATTTGTTGCTCTTGTATCTGTTTATCCATTCCTGTTAAGATAGATAGCATCTGCTTGTAACTTAGTTTGTTCTTAGCCTTTTTCATGTTTCTCCTAATGTAGGGTATAAATAAGATAATCTAATAAGATAAGCTAATAGCTAATTAGTACGTAGGTATACTTACCGTATTAAATAAGCTAATAGAGACTAATCTTTATTTTTTTTCTCGTACACTCCTAGTTTCATTGCTTCTTCTATTGTTGCTATTTCTTACTCAGCATCCATAATCTCGTAAATACGTAGCATTTCTTCATTTGCTTCGCTAATTGGAACCTCAATCCACTTTCCAGTAGATTTATCTAATTTTTCCAAAAATTTTTTTTTACGTCTCATCCTGTAATTTACGGGAATTTTTTATTTAAAGTCAATAGTCGAGTTGAAAAATAGGATTAGATTGCGAGTGAGTGATATATATGAAATCCACTCCCCCCTTATTCTGGTTTAAATTTATTACTTTCGTTGAAAATCTATCTTTAGTTGATAATTACTTATCGTGTAGGGGTGAGTGAACTATCCCCTCTTACTTTGATTAACTTAAACAATATAAAGGACTAATATTATGGAACAATCTAATACAGAACATATCGCTAACTACTCTTTCAAAGCATTATGGTATAATGTAACGAAACAAGTGTGGCAATCATTACGCTTAAGCAAAGAACAGATTGGTGTAAGAAATCTCATATCAATTGATAAGATTAACGATGTAGCGGTAAAGAATAATGCTACTGATAAAGCGATATGTTTAGCTAAGATGAATGAACTGTTAGCAAGTAGACAACTATGTGTGAATCAAGTTGACTATAAAGAGATTACAGCTAGAAATGGTATAACATATGTATCATATCAAGGTAGCATCTCTCTTGTGGGTAACGCCACATACCAGGGATAAGTGTATTATGTGTGGTGTCATTCGTGGCACCATACATCTTTATACACTACAAGTAAAAAAATGTAATAGAATTAAAACACTCGAAATAGATAGGTTGAATAGTAACTACTGGAACCTACTGTAAATAAACCGAGAATCCGATAGTTGAAAGACTTGAGTGTTTTAATTAAATAATAAATCATTGTAGCTAGCTGAAAAGAGCTAGCACAGCTAATACTAAAACAAAATAAAGAAAGAGAGTAATAATGATAAAAGAACACGAGTTTAATATTAAGAATAAAAACTATTGGATAGAAAGATGTAATATTAAATACAATATCCAATATGGTAGAAAAAGATTCAACTTTAATCAAAGAAAATGTAGTGCAAGAGTGCTTGAGAACTGGTATTTTACAGTCGATACAGCAGAGCAATTACAAACGCATTATGATATGTTGAATAAATACTAAAGCAATAGAGATAAGAGTTACTTTTATATAGGTATGATAGATATATTATACTGAACTAGATGATAAAGGTAACTCTTAATTCTATAACAAATAAACAATACAAAGGAGAAATAAAATGAAACTAGCATTTTAGGGACTCAAAGAAGTTTAAACTTAGCTTTACAAAAAGTGCAGCCTTGCTTAATATAGTTTAAAAAGAGAGATAACGAGCGATGAAGTCTGAAGAACACCCAACATTAGGCATTGGGCACCTGGTCGTAAATACTAAAGAGTATATGCTCTACGAATTACCTATAGGAAAAGCCTTAGTAGAGCCCGATAAATAATATAACAATACAAAGGAAAACAAAATGAAAGAAGAAACAAAAGTAATATCTAAAAGCAATAAGAACAGAACACAAATGGTTGTAGTGCAAACTACTGTCACTGGTAAGAAAAATCGTAAAGGGGAACCAATGAAAACCTCTGTT